GCAGATAACAGATGTTACGGGATGTGCTATCTTAAAAACAGAAGGTCTGGATTTTCATTTATGTCCTCAGCAGAGCTTGTTAATCAAGCGACGATATCCAGTGACTCCAGATTCGGTATATTATCTAAATCTGGATCAGATGCTAAAAAAATGTTTACAGATAAAGTCGTGCCAATATCCGTTAACTATCCGTTTTTCTTCAAGCCGATCCAAGACGGTATGGATCGTCCTAAGACAGAACTGGCGTATAGGGTTCCGGCTTCAAAACTTACTAGAAGAAAGCTTGAGAGTAATGAGCAATTAAGAGAACTTGATGGGCTTGACACAACAATTGACTGGAAAAATACTGGTGACAACTCTTACGATGGTGAGAAATTAAAATTACTAGCACACGACGAAAGCGGAAAATGGGAAAGACCGGACAACATATTAAACAATTGGCGAGTTACAAAAACAACACTAAGACTAGGATCAAGAATCGTAGGCAAGTGTATGATGGGCTCAACTTCAAACGCGTTAGATAAAGGTGGAAACAACTTCAAAAAGTTATACTATAATTCAGACGTTACAAAAAGAAATCGTAACGGACAAACTTCTTCTGGACTCTATTCTATGTTCATCCCTATGGAGTGGAACTACGAAGGATTCATGGATTCTTACGGATCACCTGTTTTCATTAGAGAAAAAGATAGCGTCAAAGGAGCAGACGGTTACGACATTACAACAGGCGTTATTGAACACTGGGAAAACGAAGTAGATGGTTTAAGAAACGATCAAGACAGTTTAAATGAATATTACAGGCAGTTTCCAAGAACTGAAATGCACGCCTTTAGAGATGAAGCTAAAGAAAGTTTATTTAACTTAACTAAAATATACCAACAAATAGATTACAACTTAGAGTCTAATAATGCAGCTGCTGTAACAACAGGTAGCTTCATGTGGGAAAACGGAATTAAAGATAGTAAGGTTATATTTTCTCCTAATAAAGATGGTAGATTTAAAATAAGTTGGGTACCACCTGTTAATTTGCAAAACAAAATAATTAACAAAAATAATGGGAAATACCCTGGTAATGATCATATAGGTGCATTTGGTTGTGATAGTTACGACATCTCTGGAACTGTAGATGGAAAAGGATCTAATGGTTCACTACATGGATTAACTAAGTTTTCTATGGAAGATTCACCACCTAATCATTTTTTCTTAGAATATATATCAAGACCTCAAACGGCTGAGATATTTTTTGAAGATGTACTTATGGCTTGTGTATTTTACGGTATGCCCATACTAGCTGAGAATAATAAACCTAGATTATTATATTATTTTAAGCGTAGAGGTTATAGAGGTTTTTCAATTAATCGTCCTGATAAAATTTGGAACAAACTTTCTGTAACTGAAAAAGAAATAGGTGGAATACCTAATTCAAGTGAAGATATTAAGCAAGCGCATGCTGCTGCTATAGAGTCTTACATAGAAGAACATGTAGGATCAACTGAAAATGGACATGGTGATATGTATCATCAAAGCACATTAGAAGATTGGGCTGTATTTAATATAAACAATAGAACAAAGCATGATGCTTCTATTAGTTCTGGATTAGCTATTATGGCTTGTCACAAGAACAGGTATACACCAGTAGCTGCTAGAAAGAAACAGTCTATAAACTTAGGCATTAAAAGATATGATAACACAGGTTATGTTTCAAAAATAAAATAAATGATAAATACTAATTATAATAGCATATTTCCAGATCAAGTAGTCCCAGATGCAGAAAAAGCTACAGAAGAGTATGGCTTACAAGTAGGTAGAGCTGTAGAGTCTGAGTGGTTTACTAACGGCAATGGTTATTCAGATAGGTTTGGTAGCAACTATAATTCTTTTCACAATTTAAGATTATATGCTAGAGGAGAGCAATCAGTTCAAAAATATAAAGATGAGCTATCTATTAATGGCGATTTATCTTATTTAAACTTAGACTGGAAACCTGTACCAGTTATACCTAAGTTTGTTGACATAGTTGTAAATGGTATGTCACAAAGAAATTACGAAATTAAAGCCTACGCTCAAGATCCTGAGTCATTAAAGAAAAGAACAGACTACGCAGAGAGATTACAAAAAGATATAATGCAAAAAGAGCTTTTAGCTAAGCTTCAAGATATGACAGGTTTAGATATATCAGCTTCTAAAGGTATAGCTAAAGATATGGAAAGTGAAGAAGATATACAACTTCACATGCAGATGAATTACAAAGAGTCTATAGAAGTAGCAGAGGAAGAGGTTATAAACAATGTTTTAGCGAATAATAAGTATGATTTAATAAGAAGAAGATTAAATTATGATTTAACTGTTTTAGGTATATCATCTGTTAAAACTAGCTTTAATAGATCTGAAGGTGTTACTTTAGATTATGTTGATCCAGCTAGTTTAGTTTATTCATATAGTGAAGATCCTAATTTTGAAGACTTATACTACGTTGGTGAAGTAAAGTCTATAAGTATGCCAGAGCTTAAAAAGCAATTTCCTTATTTAACGCCAGAAGAACTTAAAGAAATACAAAAATATCCAGGTAATCAAAACTATACTAGAAACTGGAGCGGTAGATACGATGACAACACAATTCAAGTATTATATTTTGAATATAAAACTTTTGCTAATCAAGTATTTAAAATTAAAGAAACAGCAAATGGTTTAGAAAAAGCTATTGAAAAAACTGATTCATTTAATCCACCTGCAGAAACTGATGGTTTTAAAAAAGCATTTAGATCTATTGAAGTTCTTTACTCTGGAGCTAAAATACTAGGACACAATAAAATGTTAAAATGGGAATTAGCCGAGAACATGACTAGACCTATGTCTGATACTGTTAAGGTTAATATGAATTACAACATAGTTGCTCCTAGAATGTACAAAGGTAGAATAGAGTCTATAGTATCTCGTATTACAGGTTTTGCTGATATGATTCAATTAACTCATTTAAAATTACAACAAGTAATGTCTAGAGTAGTACCTGACGGTGTTTACTTGGATATGGATGGTTTGGCAGAGGTTGATTTAGGTAATGGAACCAACTATAACCCAGCAGAAGCTTTAAATATGTATTTCCAAACAGGTTCTGTAATAGGTAGATCCATGACTCAAGATGGTGGTATGAATCCTGGTAAAATACCAGTGCAAGAATTACAATCAAGTTCTGGCGGTGCTAAAATACAGTCTTTAATACAAACTTACGAGTATTATCTTAAGATGATAAGAGATGTGACGGGGCTTAATGAAGCTAGAGATGGTACTTTACCTGACAAGCAGTCATTAGTTGGTTTACAAAAACTAGCAGCTGCTAACTCTAATGTAGCAACTAGACACATATTACAAGCTAGTTTATACTTAACGTTAAGATCTTGTGAGAATATATCTTTAAGAATAGCTGATGCTTTAGCTTTTCCACTTACCAAACAAACATTAATGTCTAGTATATCAAGATATAATGTAGCTACTCTACAAGAATTATCTAAAGTTAATATTCATGACTTTGGTATATTCTTAGAGTTAGAACCTGATGAAGAAGAAAAGCAGATACTAGAACAAAATATTCAAATAGCTTTAAAAGGTGGTCAAATAGATCTTGAAGATGCTATAGATATTAGGCAAGTTAATAATTTAAAACTTGCTAATCAAATGTTAAAGAAAAGGCGTAAAGATAAACAAGCCAAAGATCAGCAAATGCAGCAAGAGAATATGCAAGCACAAGCGCAGGCTAATGCTAAAGCAGCTGAACAAATATCATTAGCTGAAGCTCAAAAACAACAAGTTATAGCAGAGCAAAATATAAACTACGAACAAGCTAAGTCTCAGTTTTCTATTCAGAAAATGGAAAGAGAAGCTCAGATCAAACAACAGTTGATGGAGATTGAATTTAACTACAATATGCAGTTAACTCAAGCTCAAGCAAAAGCTAAGCAACAGAACGAAGACGTAAAAGAGAATAGAAAAGATCAAAGAACAGAAATGCAAGCAACGCAACAGTCTGAGCTTATTGATCAAAGAAAAAATGATTTATTACCTAAAAACTTTGAATCCGCAGGTAATGATACAATGGGCGGTTTTGGTTTAGAGCAGTTTGGCCCTAAATAATTTTATATTAACTATTATATTATATTATGTCAGAAGAAATAAAAGAAAACCCTAAAGGGGAATTAGAACAAGGTGAGTTTAAAGTTAAGAAACCTAAAATGAAAAAACTTACTAATAAAAAAGCTACAAAATCTAAAATAGATTTATCTAAAAAAGAAGAGGTTAAAGAAGAAAAACCCGTAGATAAAGTAGTTATTAAAGAAGAACCTGTAATTAAAGAAGAGATAAAAGAAGAAGTAGTTGAAGCAAAAGAAGAAACTACATCTCCTATATCTGAAATTACTGAAGAAGAAGTTACTGAAGAAGTAAAAGAACCTGTAATTGAAGATGTTGTTGAAACGCAACCAGAAATAAAACTACCAGAAAACATAGAGAAACTGGTTAATTTTATGGAAGATACAGGTGGAACCGTTGAAGATTACGTTAGATTAAACGCTGATTATTCAAATGTAGATAAAGATACTTTATTAAAAGAGTATTACAAACAGACTAAACCACATCTTGATTTAGAAGAGGTTAACTTCTTATTAGAAGATAACTTTCATTATGATGAAGATTTGGATGAAGAGCGAGATATAAGAAAGAAAAAACTCGCTTATAAAGAAGAAATTGCCAAAGCCACTAACTTTTTGGAAGAAACCAAGAGTAAGTATTACGACGAGATCAAGTTGAGACCGGGCGTTACTCAGGAACAACAAAAAGCTATGGACTTTTTCAATAGACACAACGAAGAACAAAAAATGGTTAAACAGCAACATGATAAGTTTAAATCAACCACTAAAAATTTCTTTAATCAAGAGTTCAAAGGTTTTGAGTTCAATTTAAGTGATAAGAAGTTTAGATACGGTGTTAACGATGTAGACTCAGTTGCTAGTAATCAATCTGATCTTACGAACCTAATCGGGAAGTTCTTAGATAATAAAGGGGAAGTTAAAGACTATAAAGGTTATCACAAAGCTATTTTTGCAGCACAAAATGCGGATACAATCGCTAATCATTTTTACGAGCAAGGGAAAGCCGATGCTGTTAAAGATGTAATGGCTAAATCCAAAAATTTAAACAATGAACTTAGACCAACGTCTACGGGAGATGTTTTTATTGGAGGTATGAAAGTAAAAGCAATTAGTGGTGTAGATAGTTCAAAGTTAAAATTAAGAATAAATAAAAACAAATAAAAGATAAAACATGAGTTTTGCAACATTAAACCCAACAAATGCATTTCCTCCATCACTTTTGCCTCATCAAACTCAAATGACGTTAGCGTCAAATTACTTGAGTTTTGACAATGCAACTGGTGGAAACTTTGCACAACAATATCTACCTGAGCTTTACGAAGCAGAAGTAGAAAGATACGGAAACCGAACTTTAGGTGGTTTCTTGAGAATGGTAGGCGCTGAAATGCCTATGACATCTGATCAAGTAATTTGGTCTGAACAAAATAGATTACACGTTTCTTACGAAGGTTGTACTGTAGCTGCTAATGGCCTGTCAATGACAGTTCCAATTGAAGCTAATAAAACTTGCGCTATAAAGGCTGGTAATACAATAGTTATTTCTGATGGATTAACTACTCTTAAAGCTAGAGTAAATGCAGCTCCTGGAGTTCCTGCTGGAAATCCACTAGTTTCTACTGTAGCTTTTGATACCTACGGTGTAGCTGCTGCAACAGCGCTAGCTAGTACAGTTGTTAAAGTATTTGTGTATGGTTCTGAATTTGCTAAAGGCTCTGGTGCTGCTGACGGAACTGCCGGTTACTCTGCAATGTCTAGCATTGAGCCAACTTTAACACAATTTTCTAACAAGCCAATTATCTTAAGAGATAAGTTTGAAGTATCAGGTTCTGATACAGCTCAAATTGGTTGGGTAGAAGTTGCTACTGAAGATGGAACAAATGGATACTTATGGTATTTAAAGTCTGAGTCTGAAACAAGATTAAGATTTGAAGATTACCTAGAAATGTCTATGGTTGAAGCTGTTAATAATGGCGCTGCTGGTGCGGTTACTTTAGGTTTAGGCGCTCCTGCTGCTGATGAAAATGGACCTGGTTCTGAAGGTTTATTTGCTGCTATCGAAGCAAGAGGAAACGTTTATAACGATTTTGCTGGTGCTGCTGCTCCTGGAGCTGGTGCATTAGGTGATTTTGATACTATCCTAAAACAATTAGATACACAAGGTGCTATTGAAGAAAACATGTTATTCTTATCTAGAGCTACTGCTCTTGATTTTGATGATATGATTGCTGCTCAAGCTGGTGGAGGTTATGCTTCTACTCAAGCTGCTTCTTATGGTCTTTTTGACAACGAAGCTGAAATGGCAATGAATTTTGGATTTTCAGGATTTAGAAGAGGTTCTTATGATTTTTATAAGACTGACTGGAAATATCTAAATGACTTTTCAACAAGAGGATTAATCGGAGACATCGATGGTGTAATGATTCCAGCTGGAACATCAACTGTTTATGATCAAAGTTTAGGATCTAATATCAGACGTCCTTTCTTACATGTAAGATATAGAGCTTCTGAAGCTGATGATCGTAGAATGAAGTCATGGGTTACTGGATCTGTTGGAGGTGCTTACACTTCTGATTTAGATGCAATGACTGTTAATTTCTTATCTGAAAGATGTTTAGTTACGCAAGCTGCTAATAACTTCGTGTTATTCAAGTCAACTATATAATTATTAACATTTAAAAGATAAAATTATGAATTACATAAAAATCGTAACAAAAGCAAGTACTGGTGTGTATAAAGAATACTACATGGGTACTGATGTTGAATCTCTAGCTGTAACTAACGCAGGTTCTGGTGCTACTAGAAGCACTAGTGTTGCTATAGTAACAGTAAGTGGTGTAACGCATACGCTAGTTCTTACCGCGGGTATTGTAGCTGCTGATGATCAAAAAGTTATAGACTATTTTTGGGGAAGAATTATTTCTGCTTCAGAACAAGGAAATGACTTTGCTGGTATAGCTTCTCAAATGGGTACTAGTAACCCTGGTGTTGAAGGTGGCGGTGCTGCTAACGCTGGTGGTGCTGGAATTTTGAACTTAACCATATCTGGTGGTTCAGCTCCAATATTAATTACAATAGACAGTGATACTGTAAGTTAATTAATTTAACACAACAATAATAAGATCCCGCTTAGGCGGGGTCTTTTTTAATTATTATATTATATTATATTATGGAAACAAAAGAAAAGAAAGCTCCAGCTAAAGCTGTGGCAAAAAAAGATACATGGGAGTTAAAAGATAGGTATTATCATTTAGTAAATGGCCAATCACCTTTAACAACTAGACTAAACTCAAGACACTCTTCAAGAAAACCTTTAATGTGGTTTGATGAAGAGAAAGGATATAGTAGAGAACTTAGATATGCTACCAATATGAAAAGTCCATTTATGGATGAACAAAAAGGTACAGCAACACTAGGTCATATTGTTTTTGAAAATGGTGTTTTAATGGTACCTAAACAAAATCAACCTTTACAAAAGTTACTTTCATTATATCACCCAAACAAAGGTGGTGTATATTCTGAAAGAGATGAAGTAATTGAAGCTGGTAATGAACTAGATAATCTTGAATTACAAGTTGAAGCAATGGCTATGGCAATGAACATGGATGTAGACAAAGCTGAGGCTATATTGAGAGTTGAGTTAGGCTCTAAAGTATCTTCTATGAGTTCTAAGGAACTTAAAAGAGATTTACTACTATTTGCTAAGAGCGATCCAGTATTGTTCTTAGATTTAGTTAATGATGAAAACGTTGAACTTAGAAACTTTGGTATACGAGCTACTGAAGCTGGTATTATAAGTTTAGCGCAAGATCAAAGAACTTTTACTTGGGCTAGTAATGGCCGTAAATTAATGAATGTTCCTTTTGATGAAAACCCTTATTCAGCAATGGCTGCGTGGTTTAAAACAGATGAAGGAGTTGAAGTTTACAAGTCTATAGAGAAAAAGTTCAAATAACAAGTGATTATAATTAAGTGGAGCTGCGTGAGTAGCTCCCTTTATTTTAAAAATATTTAAAATGGCAATAAGCGTAGATACTGTATATAAAACTGTATTACTTATTTTGAACAAAGAACAAAGGGGTTATATGACTCCTGATGAGTTCAACAGGATAGGTACTCAAGTTCAAAGAGAACTCTTTGAAAAATGCTTTGAGGATTTGAATCAACAGGTTCGTATTCCTCAAACAGATATGGACTATGCAGATAGAGTTGCTGCCACTGATGAAAAAATTGCAGAATTTAAAACTGAAAGTGATCAATTAATAGCTGAAAAAGCTATAGGTGTTACAAATCCATTATCTAATACATTTACAGTTCCTTCTGAGCTGTACAAGCTAGGTTCAGTTACTTATGAACCAAGTTCTAATATCTACCCCGAAATGCAGAGGCTAGGTAGATCTGAGTTTTACAACATAAGAAAAGCTCCATTAACAACTCCAACAAAACAATTTCCCATATATTTATATGAAGATAATAAATGTATAGTTTATCCAAGTGATATTACTAACGTTAGTGACATTAAAATGCAATACGTTAAAAAACCTAGTGATATTAGATGGGGATATTATGTAGGTAACCAAGGTCAGTATATATTTGACACTAACACTTTTATAAAAACTGGTTTACCTCCGCAACCTAATTTTTTGATAAATAGTTTATTAAATAATTTTTTTACTGAACCTCAAACAAGTGGAAATAGTGTAATATATACAGGTTTAACAGCAGCTAGTACTGGAATAACTTATACTGGCAGTGGTGTTGGTTTAGTGTTCGATATGACTGTAAATGCTACTGGGGTGATATCTGATTTAACAGTAACAAATCCTGGTTTGGGATACGCTATTAATGATACTATAACCATAAGCTCTAGTGTTTATCAACTTCAACAACCATCGACACCAAGAAATGCTTTAATTTTATTTACACAAAATACTTTGTACCCTGGCACAACCTTTGGTAACGTTGAATTTGGATTACATACTTCTGAACAAGCAGAAGCTATATTAAATATATTGCTATACGCTGGTATAGTTATAAGAGATCCACAAATAGTGCAAGCTGCTCAAAGTGAATTACAGCAAGATAAACAAAACGAAAAATCTTAATAAATGGGACTAATAACAGAAACTAATGCACAATACTATGCTGGTCAACAGGTAATTGGTGCTAAAACTCAAGCCGCTCCAGGCGACGATATGGTTATAGCTGGTTGGAGTTTCAACACTGATCCTATTAGTGCATATGGTTTACCTAAAACAGGATTTACTCCTAATATTAAATTAACTCAGATTTCCGCAGCTTCTAATTTTAATGTTTACTTCGCACCTACTGCTACACCTAATGCTTACACAGCTATAAGTCAAGATTTAGTTTATGTTAGCAATTCGAACACAAAAGAAATAACTATAATTTCGCCTGCTAATAACACCGATTACAATGGTAGTTTTTATTTTCAACTTACTCAACAAGCTAGAAACAATAATAACGGTAGTTATGAATATATAAGTTTAAATGAAATTATAAACAATTTTATAGTTGCTTATATAGGCGTTGGAAAACTTATACTAAATGCAAAAAGAACCGACATAATGTTTCATGCTAAAAGAGGTTTACAAGAGTTTAGTTATGATACTTTAAGAAGTATTAAATCTCAAGAGCTTACAATACCACCAAGTTTAGCTATAACAATACCACAAGACTATGTTAACTATGTTAAGTTATCATGGGTAGATCAAGCGGGTGTTAAACACATAATATATCCTACTACTTTAACTTCTAATCCTACTGAATTACCTATACAAGATGACAATGGTGAAATAACTCAAAACTCTTTTGGAGGCAATAACGAGGCTCAACAGTCTAAAATAGAAGAAAGATGGAAAACAAACAACTCTTTAAATATAACTGGCCAAATAACCAATGAGATATTTGAAAATGCAGATGTATACGGTTGGGGTTGGGATAAACTAGCTTATGGTCAAAGATATGGTTTAGAGCCAGAAGTTTCTCAAAAAAATGGCTGGTTTACTATAAACGAAAGAACAGGATCTTTTAATTTTTCTAGTACACTAGCTGGTAAATTAATAATACTAGAATACATATCTGATGGTTTAGCTATTGATGAAGATACTAAAGTTCCTAAAATGGCTGAAGAAGCTATGTACATGCATATAGCATATAGTATACTATCCGGTAGGGCTAATATACCTGAATACGTAGTAAGAAGATTTAAAAAAGATAGGTCTAGCGCTCTTAGAAATGCTAAAATAAGATTGTCTAATATAAAGTTAGAAGAATTCACTCAAGTCATGCGTGGTAAATCAAAATGGATTAAACATTAATTATGCCAGAAATTAAAAATACTTTTCTAAAGTCTAAAATGAATAAAGATCTAGACTCTAGAATAATAGGTAATGGAGAATATAGAGACGCACAAAATGCAAGTGTTAGTGCATCAGAAGATGCTAGTGTAGGCTCTTTAGAAAATATTAGAGGTAATCAACTTTTAAGTTTTTTTAATATAAGTGATAATAATATAGAAATAATAGGGCAATATTCAGACACTGCCAACAATAGAATGTTTTTCTTTTTAACTAACTTTAGTGACTCGTCAATAGACTCACTAAGTAACTTATCACAAACAACAGCAAGTACTCCAGAACCTGGGGCAGGAGGCTTTCTTGAGCCTGGTTTAGGCAATTTCTACAATTTTAATAGACAAGGAGCTTCACATTACATATGCTACTGTCAACTACCCAATGTTAGAAGCTCTTCTGAAATAAGTATATCAAACATTACATCTAGAATTTTAGTTTCAGGAGATTTTTTAAATTTTTCTAAAACTCACCCTATGTCTGGCATAAACGTAATTGAAAATTTACTTTTTTGGACAGATAATAGAAATCAACCCAGAAAGATAAATATAGAAACAGCAATAAACAATCCTTTTATTTCAACTCAAGAACCTGGTTATTACTACAGCGAGGATCATATTTCAGTAGCTAAATACGCACCTTATTCAACTATTTCTTTTGTTAAAAATTTTATTACAGGGGCTTATCAAAGTACTTTGTTAAACGAAAAAGATGAGTGGTTACCACCATTTTTTGCGGCTCCAGGGAATGTTGATAGTTCTACAACTCCTAATCAACTTCAATTTAACTCAAGTCAAGGCAGTACTGCTTCACAGGCGGTTTCAAATGTATCAACTTTTTTAGGAAATACAGCTACATCACCTTGGGTTAATAATAATATCAGAGTTCAACCATCTAGTGACTCCGCGGCTGACTACGCTTTTATATTTAGTATTAGTACAGCTAATAATTACTTGATTCTAAAAAGCACAAGTGGGATTATAAATGATCTTTCTACATTATCAGGTTGGCCTAAAGAAGTGGGTGGTGTTAATACGCCAGCTGTTTTTAACTTTTCAATGAAAAATCCTAATTATAATCCTAGTTTTGCTGGTGATAAAGATTTTTTAGAAGATAAATTTACTAGGTTTAGCTATAGATTTAAATACGATGATAATGAATATTCTTTGTCAGCCCCATTCTCACAGCACACTTTTGTGCCTAAGCAATTTGGATATTTTTTAACTGGAGATACAACTAAAACTAAAGATTCTAGTATTGTTAAATTTATGGAAAACCAAATAACTTCAGCTGAGTTAGTTATAGATCTTCCTTTTGCTCCAAATGAAATTACAGACAAATTAAAAGTAAAAGAAATACAAATATTATATAAAGCTTCTGAGGATCAAAATGTTAAAATAATCCAAGATATAGATATATCATCTCCAAGTCTTCAATTAGGTTCACCTAAAACTTATTCTGTTGTAGATGCAGGGTCATCACAAACTAATGGCTTTTATAAGCAAATACCTTTAACAGGTGGTACAGGAACTGGAGCTTTAATGGATGCTAGAGTTGCGGGAGGAACTTTAGTTAATTTATCAACATCTAACGTTCAAACTAGTCCAATACCAAATACTGGTTCTCTTTTAAAAGGCGCTATTCCAGCTTCAAATTGGACAAGTACTGCAACTAGTGCGACTGTAAATACCACAGCTACAATAGGCCCAACTGGTGGGAGTGGAGGTTCTTATAATCCTCCTAATAAAAGATTTGCTTCTTTTGAAATAACTACTGATAACACTGGAGCTGTTTCATCTGTGAAGGTTTTAAATGGAGGTGGTGGATATGTTTCTGGAAACGTTTTAATACTTACATTAGGTATAGCTTTTGGTGGATCAGGATCTGGAACTATAACACTTACTATAAGTAAAAGTATGATAGCTGGAGATATTAATGGAGAGGGTTATAAAGCAGGTGATATACTAACTTTTGCTTCTTTAGGAGGCGTTGGTACTGGTGGCACAGTGAAAGTAGATTCATTGACCAATACTTTTCTATATAAGTATAATTCTGAAAAACCTATTAAAGTGTTAACCGACAAGGAGGTAACAAGAGTTAGTGATATAGTACCAATGAGAGCTCAGACTCAAGAAGCTGTTGGTAATAGAATTGTTTATGGTAATTTCTTACAAAATAAATCAACACCAAGTATAAATTACTCTTTAGACATACAAAATAAAGGTATTGGAACTAGTATTTCAGATATAGAACACAATAACAACACACTAAAACAAGGTAGATCTTATCAAGTAGGTTTAGTATTACAGGATAGATATGGTAGATCTTCAAATGTGATAGTAAATAATAATAGTTCTTTAAATTCTACAATATTTAACGAATACACTAACGCTGGAACAAATCCTTTAAGTTGGTTAGGTAATTCATTAAAAATCACTTTTGAAGATAGTATTTCTTCTACATTTTCACCTGAAGGTAACGGTTTTTATAGTGAAACAAATCCTCTTGGTTGGTATACTTATAAAGTTGTTGTTCAGCAGCAAGAACAAGAGTATTACAATGTATATACAGCAGGTGGTCTTAGTGGAAATATAGTGTATACTAAAAATGACGCAGAGATTATTATAGGTGATAAAACTGGTAGTGATTTTGTTACAATAGACGGATTAAGGTATTCTAATGAAAACGAAGCTTTTCAAATAGCTTTGTTTAATGATAATATAAATAAAATTCCTAGAGAATTAAAAGAAATTGGTGATACTGATGAAATTTTTTCATCTAATATATATTTATATAACAGAGTAAAAAATAATAACTATAATACAAGCGCAGGTGGTGATGATGACCAAAACTTAAGTACTCAGAATGAGTCATTTAATACTTTGAAACAAGAGGTAGTTACAGTAAAATCTTTTAAAGAACTAGGACAATGGACATCCTATAAAAACGTGGATTTACATTATTTAAATATTGACCCTTTCACCGGGGCTTCTCAATTTGCGATTGACACTTTCATATATCCAGGCGCTAAAGGTGGTGTAGATCCTTTTTATTTAAAAAACAATCAAAATCCTCTTATAGCTACTATATCTACTAGTTCTCGCATGGGATTTACTAGTGATATGCAAGAAAGTTCGTTAACTGGAACAACAGCTTCTGAATCAGTTTTTGCAAAGTCTTTAATGGTTTTTGAAACAAAACCTTTTAAATCTAGTTTAGAAATATTTTATGAAACTTCTACTTGTGATCTTATAAGTAAATTAAATCAAGATATATCTGATGATATTGACCCTTCTGGAGACACTGTTTTAGGATTTATAGAAGATGTTAGTGTTACTTCTTGGCTTGAAAATACACTAGCAAATACTAGCATTACCAACGAGTTTACAGCATTAAACTCTAATGGAGATCCTTTATCTGGTGCTGTCTCTCAAAGCTTGTTAATAGACATATTAAGCGTTAGACCTTCTGCCTCTGGCAGTGCAGCGTTAAGCCCTCAAAACTTATTTGTTTGTGAAGTATCTACGCCCGCGTCAGCGCCTTCAACTCCTCCATTTTTTAGGATAAAACTATCACCTAACTTTGAAGGCATAGCTTATGATATAGACTCCAACGTTAATGATAGTTATTTTGTAACGCTAGAAGCTAGATCTAATAATCAAAGTATTCAAAAAGTAGTGACTTTAAAACTAGGAAATGTTCAGCCTGAAATATACAGATTTCAAGGGCTAGGACCTCAACAAGTTATTAATGATAATACACTAGATGGCTTCAACGGCTTTAACGTTCCTTTGCAGGCTTTGTTGCCAGGAGATGATATTTTACTTAAATTTTTAAAATCTAGTATCGACGGTGATTCAAATTTTCCACCATTATCTACAGCAGCCATGCCAGATGTCCCCCTAAATAATAGAGTTGGAAGTGATTTTTATACTCAAGTTATGAATTGTCAAGGGTTAAAAAGTAATAATCCTTTTGGTTTATTAGATGGAACATATGACTATTACCCGCTAGGTTTTGTTGTTGGGTATATATCTCATTTTTCTAATGGATTTAGAACTTTAGATAACATACCGATAGCGCCTGACTATCTTCCAAATGCTCAACAAAGTAGCTTAAAAACTAATGACACTTATTACGTAGACCAGTCTACTCCAACAAGTTCAGATTTTAATCCAAAATCAATTATTGGTTTAGAACCAGTAATCGAGAGTGCTATTAGATATAGAGCATTTTATGACAGAACTGGAGTATATGGAACTCCTCAACCATACAATTTTACAACATTTGTGGCTAGAGGTGGCGCCAGCAGTCTTGGTGATCCTTTAGCTCAAATCAATTCTGGTGATGCTCCACTTCGTAGTCAATTAGATCCTCGTGATGCAAGAGGAGATTTTTATTTTGATACGGGTACTCAAAATAGATTTCAAACAGGTAGCAGCAAACAGATAATGAGATTAATATATCGACCTCAAGGTTATAATTTATATTATAACAACTGGCACGGAAATTTATTTAGGCAAGGATTTAAAAATGATTGGTGGCCAGCATGGTATTATCAAATAAAAATTAAATTAGTAGATGCTAGTGGAGGTACTGGATCTCAGTCATCTTCTCCTTTTTATTGTGTAAATTTCCTTGTAATGGGGGATAGTAATCCTTAAAATAAAAAATTATGGCTTATAATTTAGAAGTAAAATATTACAACACATTCTGGTTAAAACAAGTTACTACTCCTCTTCAAAAAACTAATTCAACTGTTGCGGGTGAAACACTAGATGTATTTCCAAGTGTATATCCAGGAGTTTCTTATCTTGACTATACTAATGACAATTGGTATAATTTTCCTCAAACAATTCCTTTTGGCTTGGTTGTTGAACCACCGTATTCTAATGTTTATTCAACACCTAACAATAGCTGGGACGAAAACAATGGATCTAATTGGGTTGTTGAAGAGTCTAGAATAAGAGGTGGTTTTAATAATTCTTCTGTAGACTTAGGGGTTAGAGCATATTTAATGGAAGAATCTAATGAAGTTAGACATAGGAGTAATGCTTTGGTATATTCAGGTGTTTTTAACTCTAGAACAAATATAAACAGAACAAATGTATTTGCTACTGGCGAAGATATAACAAAAGCTGTTGATCCTCACAATGGATCTGTGCAACTGTTATACGCGATGGACAACAACTTGACTATATTTCAAGAAAATAAAGTTAGTACAGCATTAATAGATAAAGATGCTATATACTCAGCTGAAGGAACTGCAATAAATACAACTTCAAATGTTGTGATAGGTCAAGTTACTCCTTACACAGGCGAGTATGGTATAAGCAGAAATCCAGAGAGCTTTGCTAGCTTTGGATTCAGAAGATACTTTGCAGACAAAGACCGAAGTGCTATTTTAAGGCTGTCTAGAGACGGTATAACTGAAATATCACAGTATGGCATGAAAGATTTCTTTAGAGACGAATTAGCTAAGTTAAATGATAAAATTGAATTAACTTCTGCTGAATACGCTGTTACAACTATAACTTCTGGTTCTAACAGCTACGCTAACCAACAACCTCAAGTTGCTAGCTATCCAAGTACTGTTGGTGTAACTCAACCAACAGCTTTGGGATCTTGGATTGCGGTAAGCGAATTAGGAGATATCGCCCCTGTAATAGGACTACCAGTTTTAGGTACTGACACTTTAATAGTAGGCTCTTTAATTCAAGTAAATTTTACAAACACAAAATTACCTTCAGATAAAAGTGCTGCTGATGGGTTTTGGCAAAACACTAATGCTTACGTGACTGGCACTGGAACTGTAGGTATTACCGACATAAGTTCAGGTACTCTTCCTTATCCACCAACCAGTTACACAACTTGTTTATTCACTGATAATGGACCTATAAATATTGAGTATTTAACATCTTCTGGAATATATCCAAGATTAAGATTTTTATATTACGAGAAAGATAAAATAGAAGGTGGTTTTGACAACTATAAAGATAACTATGTAATATCACTACAACAGCACTCAGGAAGTAAAACACTAGATGAAACAAGTGATTACTATAGTACGCTAACTTTCAAAGAGAATGTGCAGGGTTGGACAACCTTTTATTCTTTTAGACCTGACTTAATGTTTAGTTTAAAAAACAATTTCTATACAGCTAAAAATGGCTCTTTATATTTACACTATAGTCCATTGACTTCTGCTAATAATTTTTATGGGGTTGAAAACAAATCTTCTATAACTTTTATTTTTAACCCAAACCCTTCTGTAAATAAGAATTTTAAAACAATAAACTACGAAGGCAGCAGCGGTTGGCAAGTAGACAGTTTTATTTCAGATTCTTATGCGGTTTTACCTAACGTTAATTCAGAATTAGATGTTACAAATAGTGTTAAGAGTTATGAAGAAGGCGCTTATATAGAAAATGGTATAACTTACAGAGCTGGTTTTACAATAAAAGAAAATAAATACTATGCTAACTTGATAAACAATACTGAGCCAACCGCTGGTGAAGTTGTTTTTGGTTCAGCAATGACAGGCATAAAAGGATACTACGCTACTGTAAAGCTATCAACTGATGATACGACTGTTCCTGGTGGAATTAAAGAATTATTTGCCGTTTCGTCGCAATTTGTAATATCATCACAATAAAAAAAAATTATGGATATATTTAAAGGATTTGATTTAACACCTGACTCTAAAATGCAAATAGGCATTCAAGGTGCAGGAGCTTTATTAAGTGGTTGGCAAGCTCAAAGAGCTAAAGTAGACTATGGAAATAAAATGAATGAAATTAAAGCTTATGAGCTTGGTAGACAAAAGATAACAAACGGTTTTGGAGCAATGGAAAATCCATATAAAAATTTAGCTGTTGCTACTCAAGCAGCTGAAATACAAATGGAACAAACAGATCAAGCTTTAGCTACCACATTAGATACGTTGAGAGCTACTGGAGCTTCTGCTGGTGGTGCAACTGCATTAGCTAACGCAGCTTTAAAAAGTAAACAAGGTGTTAGCGCTAGCATCGAACAGCAAGAAGTTAATAATCAAAAACTTAAAGCTCAAGGCCAATTACAAGTTGATATTGCAAAAGGTAAAGGTGAAATTAAAAGAATGGAAATGCAAGAAAAGAGAGAGGTGTCTCAATTAGATAGATTGCAAAGCCAAGCTGATGTACTAAGAGGACAACAACTTGAATCTCAAAATGCTATGATAGCTGGTATAGGTGGTATGGGTAAAGCATTTACTGCTGGTATGGTTTCTCAAGATAGAGAAAATCCAAATGCTAACAGTGGTGAATCTCAAGGAGTAATGGGTCCGGAAAATCTTCCCGACGACTTTTATAATACACAAGATCCTTTAAGTGGATATGGTAATTTTAAAGCTTCTGATTTTGGAGGCACTGGTAAAGGAACGGCTTGGGACGATGCAGGTCTTAATTCTATGATAGAAAAAAGAAACTCATTTGATCCTAATAGTGATGAATACGCTTACATAAGTAATCTTATAACAGATACTAAGCAGCCTTTTATTTCAAATACAAACTTAGCAACCAATTAATAAATTATGGGAACATACTCAAGACCAGGACTAACACAAGGAGAAAGCGCATTAATAGACAAAAGTGGTTCTAAGATAAACACAGAATTGCTTGATTTTGGTGTTAATTTTGAAACTGCAAAAGCAAATATAAGGTTAAACGAAGAAGCTGCCTTAACTCAGCAAATGCAAATTTATAGACAAGCTGAGGAAATAGATGATCCTAACGCTGCTGAAAATTCTGTAGCTCGTGGCTTTGCAAATCAATTAAGAGCACAGGCTGATGATTTATATTATACTACTATTAATTCAATGGGTGAAGACCAAACAGATACTATAAAAAAAGAAGAGAACATAATTAATGCAGTTCAAGATTTAGGTGGTAATTTAGGTGTTATTCAGCTAGAATCAGAAAATTATGTAAATGCAATAAGAGACGGTGAAGCTGATTTAGTGGGTTTTGACAGCGATCCTGGTGCTAGAGCGTTATATAGTAATATGGGTTTATATGGCGGAGCTGGAAGTTCTGTAAATGGAGTAAACCCAGTGCAAATTGAAATTATAAATGGAAATTCTATACTTAGCCAAGAATATATTGACACAGATGGGAAAAAACAAGTTTATAAATATAGTTTAAATAACCAAGCATTATCTAGAGCTAATGGAGCTCAAGCTCCTGTAACAATGGTGGATAAAAAAGCTGTTTTAGGAGGCTATGAAGGTGAATGGAAAACTCAAGTTAAAAAATACCCAGCTTTAAAAATGAGTTTAACTGATAATAGAGGCAATAAAAAGACTGTTCAAGAAACAATGCTTTATGATCAACAAGCTAAAGAAGCTTATAATGGTATAGTTAATGACGAGCAAGCTATAGCTTTAATAGATAGTGACGATTATCAAATGCTTGTTTTTAACGGTTTTTATGAACCAGGAAAAGACGAGACATGGAATGGAAGTGAAGATCAAAAAAGAAACTTACAGAAAGCTAAAGCTGATTATCTAGTAGATGCTTACTCTCAATCAGATAGAACAACACAAAAAGGTGATAATAATGTTGCTGGTAGTACAATTCTTAACGACCCTAAAAGTGGAAAAGGTGAGAAAAAAGTACCTAGTTTAAACCACACTGATTTTATAGAAAACACTTTTAATGAAATTGAAGTTGATGAAGTTGATGTTGAGGGACCATTGGTTAAAATAAAAGATGCTAAACCAGGCAAGCTTTATCGAAATGAAACTGAATTTTACCCTAATGGCAATAGAAATCCTGATTATAAAAAAACATATAGATTTGATGGTAAAAAATACGTATATTTAGATCCTGAAAAAGATGATTTTCCAGATCCAGAAAAGCTAAAAGTACAGAGATTAGATGAGATTAAAGAGTATTTAGAAAACCACCCTAGTTCCAAGGTTTTTAGAGGTAATAATGCTGAAGTTAAAGAATCTAACTCTGTAGATAATCCAGACCCTAATAAACTATATAGAAAAGGTGGCACTATAGCAAAACCAACTTTTAAAGAAATTGACTTTGATGATTTATTCAGGGAAGATGTTTTAGGTGATTTAAACAAAATGGAAGTTGCTTTAAACAAGGCTTTAGGTATAACTCCAATTTAATAAAATAAAATATGCCAATAGAAGATTTTTTAGTAGATTTTTATTCTAAAAACACTGATCAAGAAATTGATCAAGCTAAGATTGATAGTATAGTAGATCATTACAATGGAGACAACGCTTCTATGATGAAAGATTTGTATGAAAAATATGATAATGGAAATATTGATAATGAAAAGTTTTTAGAAATAAAAGAATATTACTCAATTGATTTACCTGAGCAAGGTGAAGTTGTTGAAGAAACTACTATACAAGAAACTGAAAGTGAAAAACCTAAAATGACCAAAGTTGGTAGTGACATTTCTTTTGAGGAATTTAATAATATTGAAGAAGATCCTTTAATAGAGGAGTTAGAGAAAAAATATGGTGATTATTTAGAGTTTAACGATCCGTATATGGGTAGTGGCTATATAAATGATGTTTTAGAAGTTACTAATAAAAAAACAGGTGAAGAAATAAGATTAAATCTAAACACGGAATATAATGCTGGTAGAGGCGCTGAGTTTTCTGATGAAAAAGGCTATAGCGTTTATAAAGATTTTTTAAGTTTTGCTAATAAAGCTAGATTTAATGAAGAAGGTAGTTATACTAGTGGAGCTGAAAGAACGCTTGGAGAAAACTTTGTTTTAGACAATGGTAAAAATCTACCAGTATCTAAAGAGATAACTGAAAAAGCATTAGAATTAGTTGAAAATTCTAGTTTTGAAAATAAATTAACAATAGACGAAGCTATTGATGAAGTTGTTAATTCTAGCTTTGGTGAAATGAACACCGCTTGGAATACTAATTTTTATAATAAAGAAAATGAAAAAAATGTTTTATTTCAAAACAAAGTAACTAAACGAGTAGACAAAGGTTTTAATCCAAACCCTAATTTTGACTTATCAAGTGACTCAGGAGAAAGTGAATTTCAAGATTATAAAAATGAATTACTTAGATTAGGTGTTCCTGAAGGCGTTTTTAAAACTGACCAGGATAAAGATTACATGGAAGCTTTGTTAAACGCTAGACCTAACGCTATTACAGGCGAAGTTGATGTTAGTGATAAATATTTTTTAAATAAATTTACAACAGCTAGGGAAATCAATATAAAAGAGAACATATATGAGTATTTAAAAGATACGCCTAATGGTAGAGCTATACTTTCAGCTTATGACAATAGAAAAAAAGAATCTGCTGTAGAAAAACAAGATATTGAAGATTTAAAAGAATTTGGAGAAAAAGCTCAAGATAAAAGGTTTGAAATAGAGGAAGATAAAGCAGAAAAAGTATTTATAGCAGAAAACGCTTCTGATTCAGAATCTCCTTTTGGAGTTTCAAAAGACGAATTGTTAAAGTTGAAAGCATTAAAAGAAAAGTCTTTAAATGAAAAAGATCCTGAGTTAAGAGAAAAATATTCTAATGAATTGCTGGCCGGTGTAAGAAGTATGCTTGATGATGGTAAAATAAATTTATTAAGAACAGCTGATGGTGGATTTGTAGATGAAGTAAAAGATATACAGGTAAAGGAATCTAAAGCTAAACAACAACAAAACGCTGTACAGCTTGAGAAATATATGTTTAAAAGCAGTGACGACTTACTTAATTTATTTAGAAAACAAAATTTTGAATTAAAATCTTTAGCTGAAGACATAGTAAAACAAGGTTATTCTCAAACAATGTTAGACGCTAATGTGCCTCAACAAATTGGAGAAGCTTTGTCAGGAGCTTATGGCCTTGTTACTGGAGATTTTAAAGGAAGTGCAAAAGATGATATAGACAAATTAAAAAACTGGGTTGAAAGTGGTGAAATGCCAGAATACTTAACAACTTTACCAGAAGCTAGCGGATCTAATGAATTAATAACAAAATACAATGATTTATTAGAACAAAGATCTATTAATCTTTTAGCTCAACAACTTAATGTAGACCCTATGACTTATGGCAAGTCTGATTACGGCGTTAAGAGAACGTTAGATCAAGTAGCAGAAGAAACAATACCAGCTTTAGGTGGTAGATATTTAGGTGAAACACAGTCCCGTAAAGTTGCATTAGATGTTTTTGAAGAAGCTTTTGATATTGAAAGAACAGTAGAGCAAGATGCATTAGTAAATCATCTAGACTCTTGGGAAGCTGCTGGAGCTCAAGTTCCTGCATTAGCAAGGATGGGCGCAGAAATATATGGAACAAATCTATTAAGTGGTGGATCTGCTGGTATAATAAAAGGAATACAAGCACTTTCTAAGGTCGCTATGAAACGAGCAGGTTTAGGTGTTATTAAAAAAGGTAGTGAATTTGTTTTAACTAAAGGTGGCCAAAGGGCTGCTAACTACGCGAGTGTTGTTGGTTTAGAATATATAGGTTTAACTGGTAGTAATATTATAGAAAGAAATGTTTTTGATGAACAAGGTATTGATAAGCCATTGTTATTTGCTATGGCTGCCGGTGGAAGTAGGTTACTTTTTTCAAAAGCTAGTAGCGCATATAATGATGCTATTATAAACGCGGGTGGAAAACCTGGTAATGAAAACCTTAGGCAAAGCTTACTATGGATTAGTGAGCAACCTGGTACGGCTAGTAGAACTGGAGCTTTAGATTATGCAAAAGGCATAGCTCAATGGACCACAAGAACAGGTGTAAAAGCAGTTGGTGTAGCTGGAGAAGCTTTGACTGGTGCTGTAGGTATAAAAGCGGGTGAAGTACCAGGAGGTCTTATAGATGTTATTCAAGGTGAAAAAACGATGAGTCAACTGTTTAATGAAATAACTGACTCTAAGAGCTTAATAGAAACAGCGGGTGCTTTACTATTTATGAGAGCGGCTAGACCAGATCAGTATGTTAGAAAGGCCGTAGATGGCTTCTATGCAGAGATTGATATGATAAGCGGCAATAATCCAGAATGGAATAGGATGAGAACCGCTATAGGTTTAAAAGCTTTAGGGCCAAAAGAAGGCAACAAAACAGCACAAGATCCTAATTACATATTTAAGCTTCAAGAAGCTTATGCAAAAAAATTAAACGAAATTTCTAAAGGCGAAGGCGCTTATAAGGATTTAAATGAAGAGCAGAGAAACGAGGTTTACAAAAACTTAGAATTCAATTTCAATAGATTGAAAATGAAGCCAGATATTGATCAACTAGCTGAAGAGTATAGAAGCAATGATAATAAACTTGGTGATTTTACTGAATTAGAAAACTCTGCTTTAAATATAACTAGATCTGGTGGGACTGCAAAAGATTTTATAACTTTAGCTGGTGGCGGAGAATCTTCAGCTATAATACAATTAATGGCTAATGGATTAACTGAAGTTAAAGCTAAAGAAGTTTTAAACACTGCTGTGCAAATTTCTGAAGTAGGTAATTCTTTATTTGCAGGTAATTTAACAGGAAAAAACTTTCAAGACTATGTTAATGAAAGTATGGTTTCTAATACTTTGTCTGCTGAGTTAGTTAATTTAGAAAAACGCTTTAAAAGAAAAAACATTGAAAAATCTTATTATGATTATCAAAAAAATATTCTTGAAAAACAATTAGATTTATCAAACAAAAAACAACAAAAATCTTTTCAAGCTGAGGCCGCTGAAAGAGTTATTAATCAAGCTAAAAGCATAGCTGATGCAAAAGCTGCTGGGATTAATATTTTTGAAGGAAATAACAAACAAATAGAGGCTAAGAAAAAAGAATTAGGTGGTAAGTTTGCAGAACAAGAATTTGGGCTACAAGGTATTGATAAAGAAGGTAATCCTATAATATTAATCAATACAGAGAGTACTAAAAAATATTTACAAGCAGGAACTGAGGTTCATGAAATATTCCACATACCACATGAGCTTAGATTTTCTGAAAGAGCTATAGAAACTAGAGCTTTAGAGATAGCAAAGGAAAAGTCTATAAGTGAGGCAGATGCTAAAGTTGAAGCAGAAAAAGAAGTTAGAGATTATTTAGATGATTTTATTGGAGGCTTAAAAGATAAAGGTCTTTATGATAGAGTTCTTAAAGAAATGATACAAAGAAATATAGCTACAGCTGAGGCTTTATTAAAAGGAGAACAATTACCAATATCTGAAGCTAAAGAATTTATTAATGAATTTATACAACTTGATGCTGCTAAAGCTTTTGATAATATAAAAGGAGAAAAATCAGTTAAAGATGCTAATAAACTTTCTAAAAAAGAAATATCAGAATTAGAATTTGAATCAGCTTTAGACAATGGTAAAGAATTTATTAATTTTGTATTAAGTGGTAAATATAGAAGTAAAAATATTAACAACTTAATAAAAAACAAACAATCTACTTATAAAGACTTAATGAGAGGCGAGGAAGCTTCTATGAATCTTTCAGAAAAATCAATTAAAGAGTTAGAGGAAGTTGATAATGAGTCTTTAGTTAAAAGAATATTAGATAAAGAAACTAGCAACACTGAAAAAGGAAATGCTATAGAGGCTTTAGTAAATAAAAATCCTATTATATGGGAGAAACTAGGATATAATAAAGCTAAAGGAGATGTGCTTCCTAAAGACATAAGAAATTCTATAATAGATGAACTTTTAGGAACAGAAGGTGGTAGAGGTATATTAAAAACATATAAACCAGAAGCTAATGTTAAATTTGTTACATATTTAGGGGATGTTATAGGTA